ACCCCGTGCATTACTCTAAGAGCCCCACACATTGTGCTAAATTGACCGTGGCGTCATTATCAGACCCACGCATGCTATTTAGTTTGAGTAGTTTAGAGACGTGCTCAGGTCATCCATGCTAATCCTGATGGAACATTGTCGAAAGGATCATCGTGGCGGTTTGTATTGCTGTTACTTGATCATATCCTTTATTAAGTGCTTCCTCATAACATGTTAGAAATGCATCCGCCATGAGCTTAAAGCCTTGCTCCGTGTCAGCGTCAAACATCAAGCCCTTCATTGCCATCTCGGTGTAACGCATTAAATCCGAATTATCTTTACTCATCGTGTTCTCCTCGTCGTACTAAAAAACGCCCAATCAAAATGATTGAACGCCCTACATTGCAACAATAACGATATCTTGCCATTGGTCACGGATTTTCTTGCCATCAATTACATAATCAAGAATCTCATCAACATCGTCAGTATCTTTGAAGTGATAATCAAAATCACCATTATCTTTAGAAATGATACGTTTGCCCTCACTATCAAAACCAATGTACCACTCAACATCATTGATTTTGATTTGAATCTCCATACGAACATCTAATGCAAATCGAAGTTGCTCCAAAGACTCTAAGTGATCCGAATCAGCTTTTACTCGTCTTACCACCATATTTATTCACAATCCTTTCTGCAATCGTTAATTTCCGCCCAGGTTCTTCACGCCGGGGAACAACCTTGCCATTTTTCTTTGTAACGTGTAACCAGGAATGCGCATGTGGCACAATCGTGTGTATTTTGGCATTGCCATGGTCGGTAAAATCAATGTCCAGCCGGGCCTTTCCTGTCTTACCATAATATCTTCGTGTAACTAGTTGTCCATCGACATAACGGTCAAAAACTGAGTTGGCTTCCTGTTGATACGGAACACCGTGCACCTCACCAAAATTGTGTACATTGTTCAACGCAAATTGTTCGCTTCGAACCTCGCGCGCTACTTTCAACAGGCGCTGGTAACTATCACTGTCATTATACTTCATCGTCTGAAAATCTTCGAATGTTTCGGGTACGTTATCTGCACCTAAAATCCTTTTGTATTCATCGTACTGGGTAGAATCTTACCGACGATTTCCAACTTGATTATCCAAATTATCGAAAGCTTGCCGACCATGCTTTAAGATTACTGCCTGGCGCCAATCTTGATAAGTAGCATCAGGCTTCAACTTAAGTTTTTCGCCAGTAATTGGATCATTCGCCGTCCGTGGTAGCATGTACTTGCTATCTGACAAATAGATGATTGCGACAGTTCGGCAAAATGGATGTAACGGCGGAAAATTAATATTCACTTCCGCTTCATCTACGTTAAATACACGACCGTCAATACTACGACAGATTTTTGAAGTCCGCATATCCAGCACGGCAACCAGTTGGTACTTTTTAACCCCGCGTCGTTTCCATTCATTGAGCTTCGTTTGATTATGAAAGTAGTTGGCTTCTGTTCTAATCAATCGTCGCGTATTGTAACTGCTAGTTCCAAACTCCTTAGCTAAAGCTTGTACCATGTCACGCTCACGCATACCACTCATCTGCTGAGCCGTGAATAGTTCACTGAGTCGGTCGGCTAGTTGCTCCGTGTTATGCCAAATCCGTTTAGAGTAGTTCTTGCCTTTAAACGGCGCATCTAATGTAGCCTTAACGTACTTCCCTGACAACTCTTTAAACCGTGTTATTGGTTCGTCTGGGTTCACTTTAACTGTTACCATCTCTTTACCCGTTTTAGGGTCAAAGATAGTTCTAGTGTGCATTTTAGGCTGACTATCAGCGCTCACGCCCGTAAGAATGACGTCTTTATCAAAGCCACCTATAATACTCTCGTTAGTTGCCTGATCAAGTGCTTCTTGAATTACCTTGGTATAAAGGTCCGTGGACTTCTCAATCTCAACAGATGCCGCTTGTTTCACCGCAATGTAGCTCTTAGCCTTGAGCTCTTCCAATCTGGTAATACGGCCCTTAGCTGCCATCTGTGATAAGTAGTTAGTCACTTGCTTCTTTGACTCCTTATCACTGACATTATCAGCCAGGGCCCGTAACGTTACTAACTCAGTCGGACTAACATTGGTGTTTAGAATCTGTTGTGCCTCGGCCTCCGTCGCTTTACCGTCCGTAAAATATCGTTTGTATATCTGTGATACCTCGCCAGTCAAATAGTTCTGAGCACGCATGTACGCCCTTGCAATGATAGTCGCTTGTTTGGTTGCAGCATCATGTGATTTCTGTTCGCTCTGAACGGCTCGCAGTTGCCAGTAACTTAACTTGCGTTTGTCATCCGCCACTCCTACACCTCCGAGCTTATAAAATCAAATACAGCAAAATTAAAATGCCTGTAATTGGCTTCCATCCAAGCGAAACTAATCCAAGCATTTTAATTATCACGATCACAAATACACCAATCGTTTTAATGATTTTATTCAATTCTGAGTTAATTGCCCTTCACCACCACTTGCAAATTCTGAGGATATTGTGCTGAAATATCTTGTAGTCCGTGTAATAAGGTCTCACACAGAACTTTGTTATCAGCACTGGGCTCAATCAATCCAATAAACAAGCCACCATTTTCGTTAATAGTGGCGTTAGATAGCTCATTAGTGATGGCTTGGCCAAGCACCGAAACAGCAGCACAAACTAGGTCATGGCCCTTAATAGCACTATTCGCGTGGCCCGTTATCTGATAACTCACTACCTGCTTTTTGTTTAACTGAAACGTTGCCAGAATCATCCGCAGTTACCTCCTCGTTATCTGTGGCGGGCTCGCCGCCCATAGCTTTCTGCTGTAGCTTGAGTGCTTTTTCCTTTTCCTGATCCAGCATCTTAATCAACTCTTGCGGGTCATTGGTCCCAGGCAACCACCCGAGGGACACTAATTGCGGAATAACACCCTCAGCATTCTTAATATTATTGATGACATCTGCCATATTAACAGGAATATCAGGAACTATATTAATTGTTGCCCCAGAAGCGTCTACCGACTGGCCTTTAAACGTCATAATATTCTGCATTAAGCGTAGTCTCTGCCGAATACCCCGCGTTAGGTATCGCTGCTTAGTCGCTAACAATTGAAGTAAACCGAACAGCTTGTATTTCATAGCTTCACCGCTAATCGTCCCTGCAAAGTTTTCGTCATTCATATTAGGGACGTAAGACGTTTGATGAATGTCATCCTTAATCGACTTAACAAGTACTTGCAGCTGTGATTCGTCAAAGCTCTTGGTCAACCATTCAACGCTAGCACCCTGGTCACCTTTACCAGGTGCTTCTAGGATACCGTCCTTCAAGTTAGCTTCTTCACCGTTCTCGCCCTCATCTAGGGTAAAGCCATAGACTACCAGCAAGGCATCCACGAAGTTCTTCTTATCAGTGATACGGTCTGACTGTAATTCGTTATAGGCGTTGATTAGGCTAATCGTTTGCTCAAAATCACCTTGACGCTCTTCGTTATTACGATACTCAATAAGTGGGACACCATTAAAATAATGTTGAATGGCCTTAGGTTTGCTTGCCAAATTAGCATCTGATAGCACTCGTCCTGTCTTGGTTCGATACTGAATAATCCAGTGGGCCGTATAGACAGTAATCAAATAACCCTTAGCATTACCAAGCAGGTCCTTCTTTTCCACGTAGTAAATACCAAACAGCGGATTTTTATCCAACGTGTCATCCGTTACCAGCACACAGCCGCGCGGATCAATTTTTTCAATTGCCAACTCGGTAGTTGCGTCTGACACCTTTTTGATGTATAGCAGCTCATAGGCACACCCAAACACGCTTAAATCTTTCTCCATCTCCGTATTATGCGAATCAATATCCATTTGGTCCTGAGCATCCGTAATGGCTTTAATATCCTTGCCGTTCGCCGGTGAAATGGATACCGGATTACCAGTTGTAAAGCCGGTAATCATGTCAGTAATGTATTTGGCGTGGTTCGTCATTACCTTTTCATCTGCACGATCCAACTTAGCCGCCATCTCAAGATTTCGGCTTAAGATGTGCTGATTACCCTCATAGTAGTGTTCCAACATGTTATAACGGTCAATACGTTGCTGTTGTTGATTGATAGCATAGTTAATTACATCAAAGCTAGGGTTTTCAATATTGCCAGCCAATTCACGGTCAATCGCAACGTTGGACCCGCGCTTCTTGTTCAAATCATACTGCATCCGCTCACCTCCTATCCTCTTAATCCCTTTGGCTTCTTAATTGTCCGTGCCTTGAGCCGTTCATGTGTGTTATAGACGGCATACCGTAACGCGTCCATTACGTCATCGTTAAGCTTGACGGGTAAGCCCGTAGCCTCATCCCAGACATACTGATAGATTTCATCTAAGAACGCATCAATTGCTTCTTTGATAACAAAAAAGTGGCCTTGCTTCATGCACTTAGCCACCGACTCGATTCCTGATAAAACCGATTTTTTAGCATTGAACGCCTTGAGCCCTTCACGTTGGAAGCGTGCAACGTGTTCGGGTCTCGCGCTATCAGCCCAAAACTTAACATTTCGGCCATAGCGACGCTGAATATCTTTTGCAATCTCTACCCAGTAATCAATCTCTTCAAACTGACGTGTATGTTCTTCAATCAAATAAGTATTGCCAACTCGATCATCAGCCATGACAACAATCGTTCCTTTATGTTCATAGCCCCAGTCGACTCCCGCATAGTAAGTTAAGTCTGCTGGCAATTGAGCCCGTGGAATAATCATTTCGTCCTTATTAAAATCTTTATACACCATACCTTCACCAGATACCCATAGACCGAGTATTGCACGGTCGTAAAACATTCCGGACGGCGTACCCGCTTTTTGATGTTCAACGTATTGTGGGGGCAAAAAGGTATTATCATCGATTGTAAAATGGAAACTAACGGTTCCTGCTTTAGGATCATCGTTATCAATATAGCTGGCTTTCAAGTAGTGAGTCGGAACGTCTGGGTTCGTATCGCAAATAATTCGCGCACCTTGTGCTGAGCACCGATTAAGGATTTCATTGAATACCTCTTCATTAGCAAGGCTAGCTTCGTTAATATACGCCCCAAACGAGGTCATCCCACGAATGGCACCCAGCCCTGCAATGGACCCGGTAAACGTCTGCACAATCTTCACGCCAAACAGTGTGAAAGAGTTATGTTTGTCAAATTGAAATTTAATGTCATATTTATTCGTCAGTTCCTGTAATACGTTGTTTTGTAGCGACTTGCTTGAATACCCCGCTAAAATGTACATTGGTTCCTTGACCCCTAATTTGTCAGCAACCTGACGAACACGCCGCAGTTCCATCAAGAAGGCGTCATTATCAACGACAGTTTTACCAGACCGAACAGCACCATAGTTTATCAGTAGTCGCCAGTCCGTCCGCCGCAAGGTTTTCAGCACTTGAACTTGTTTCGGCGTATATAGCTCACTAATTGCCATCGCTATCACCACCTAGGACGTCATCCAATTTATCCAGATATTCAGAAACTTTTGCTTCAGTACTATCGGTTGAGGCATTCATAATGCGAGCTTTAGCCTCCGCAATATCCGCGTCAGCTTTAAGTTTGCGAATCTGTTGTTCAACAAGCTTATTGTTATCCGGATAACGCTTCAGTATTTCCTTAGTAGCGCTTATCCGTGTTTTCAAATCAGCTTCTTTGTGCTTCTCATACACGCCGTCAGCAGTGCCAATATAAACCGTTTCTTTAGTTTCCCCTCTAGCGATACTAGTAAGCAATTCGACGGCCTCTGTGGCGTCCATAATGCGCCGTGAGGCTATCTCAGCCATCTGTTCATCGATATACTGCTTGATGTCAGGTTTTGTCAGGTTCTCCTGTCCAACTGAGCGGGCTGAGCGTTTACCATACCCCGCTTTACGAGCCGCATCAGCAGCATTGCCAGACTTGATATACTCGTCAGCAAACCTCTGCTGTTTAGGCGTTAACTTTCGTTTCATTACATACCACCACACCTCCGTTAATTGGAATTAATTAGTCTAAATTTTGTAGCATCGATTCTCAAACTTTTTGTAGGCGTCTAGGTAGATCTCACCCTTATCACCGTTATAGGTAAGCTCGTAGTACATGCCATCACTTAAAGTCGTGCTGAGTAACGCTTTGCTATTCTGTAATGCTTTCGCTTGCCAAACAATAAAGACATCATCGACAGTGATCTGTTTTCCATCGGTTACATCTAAATGGTCATTAGCGTAGTCCAGCACTAAGGCTTTGCATTTACTTGTAAATTCAACATCGTTCATTTTCTGTTACCTCCATTTTTAAACCAGTCGAAATCGACGGGTTTAGAATTAACCTTTATTTTCCAATTTAAATCCATCACCCTGTGAAGCTTGATATACCGGCTTAGCTTTGTTCTCCAAACTAAAAGCGCCATGCTTACTAGCACGACGCTTCATCCATTTATCTAAGTGAGCATCCATCTTCGCTTCTTGTGGCGTGACGTAGCCGTATTTTGTGTTAATCATCTTTGCCATGAGTTGCCTCGTTGCTTGAACAGAATGGATATTGTGCCCCGAATAATTCTAGGTTAACTTTTTTCCAATCATTCTCAATAGCCTTATTGTCTTTCATATCCATTGTGACGCCTCCTAATCATATGTACAAAAAAAGCCCGGTTCCGACCCCGGGCTTTAACTAATAGACAATGCCAGCGGTGAGAGGAGCGCTCTCACTCTCCCTAATGTCCGCTGGCAATATTCCTGGCTGGCATCGAACCAGCGACCTCCCAATTATAAGTTGGGCGCTCTGCCACTGAGCTACGGGAATATGCGCTAACCGGGGCTTGAATCCGGCAAGCAATTACTGAGAAGGCATGAAGGCTATCGCCTCCAATGCATCTAATTATGTTTGTTACCACAGCGCGCCTGTTCCTGCAGGCAATCTGGTGGCCGTTTGATTGCGCGTCTTATGTAAGCGCCGTCCAGTTTTCCACGCTGAATGGCAAGCAAGTAAGCTGATTTATCGTTGATTCAAATGATTTCACGCACTATCATTGCGTACTTACTTGCTTAATGGCGGCGGTAGGAATCGAACCTACTCACCCAATGGGATCGGTTTTACAGACCGACACAGCTCTCCATCTCTGACGCACCGCCGTGACGATAGACTAACAAGCTGGGGTGGCTTACCTATCTATCGATAATACTAATTTACTCCCCTTTTTGACTTATTTACCGGAATCAACACGGAAACTTGTCGGAATTTACTCGGAATTTTGTCGGAGTAAATTCAGTCCTCGTCGTAGTGAGCAATAATCTCTGGCTCATACTTTTTAACGATCAGGTCTTCCACGCCATCCGGATATATCTCAGCGAACATTAACTGGGCTTGTTTCAAATACTTATTAAATGTTTTGTCGGAGATATTCAGGCTAATCATGCACTTAGTTTTCGAATACCGTTTAACATAGAGCAGCATTAATAGCTCTGAATATTTCTCCGTTTCTTCATCAATTGTAACAGCTTCAATGACCTTGACAACTAAATTAGCCATAAAATCATCGTTAGCTTTACTAACTTGCTTGTCTTCAATATGGTTGCCATAGCTAGGACTTTTAGGCATTCCGTCCATTGCTGGACTTTGCAGGTTGAAATTAACCCTGCGAGCTCGTAGTCGCCATTTCCAATAGTCTTTTAGCACCCGTTCCGCATTAGCAATTGTTCGTTCTTCATCAACGTCCTTAAAAATGCTCTCCATCATGCCACCCCTTGTTTTGACTGTGCTATAATTAATTTTGTAGGTATCAATCGTAGCGCGGTCAGCAATGGCAGCGCTTTTTATATGTTATACTAGCAACGGTCATTCGAGTGGTCCCGTGACTAGTCGCCCTAGTAGGCGGCTTTTTGTTTACTCTCGCAATTACTCAACTCCATAATGTCAGCATTGCTTTAGCGTATTCGGTATCAGTCATGCTTGTTCACCATCCAAATTATTACTAATTCAATAAACAGCAATACGCCAACTGACATTATCAAATACCCCACCAATTGCAACGGGGAAGAGTTCCAAATAAGTTCAAATATTTGTTTCATTTTTCTTCCTCCACCACATACCCGTCTAGCCACGCACGGGCAAACGTTTCCGAATTATCTTCCATATACTCATCAATATCAGACGTTCTTAGCCAGTAATGTATAGCTTCCAAAATATCACGATGACTTGACTTCATATTTTCAATATATTCAGCAATATTTTTAGGAATCACCGGCAGATCATCTGGCAAGGCGGCGTCATAGTCTTTCCTATATTTAATTAAGATTGGGTCAAACTCGCATCCACCGTGTGCTTCTTCTCCTTGAAGTCCACAACTGTGAACCAAATCGTCCCATTCTCTTAGTGCCTTCTCGAACACGTCTCGCTTCGTCTCATTTTTCATCTTCATTCACCTCTACAATAATCATTGCAGGGACAGTCCACCAATCTGGATAGTCCGCTGCTGCGTCAACAAACTCCTCTGCTTTTTCGTATGTCCTAAATGTGGCGATGGTTTCACCACCAAACATATTTCGGCATTCATACCTCATCGTTGCCATCTCCTATCACTAACAAGCCTGTGCCAATTGACTTAAGAACCATTCTATTACTTCATCTGATTCACTCATTTTTAATCATCCGGGTGTATTAGTATTAATGCTAAAGAAATCAAGATAGCACCAATCGTGCAAATTGTTCCCACAATTATTCCACCCTCAATAAATATATTAACTAGAGCTGTCACACCAAGTACGATTGAAAGATAGATGATTATTCCAAAGCCAATTTTATTTCTAGTGCTCATTTTCAATCCTCCCCGAACGTTTCAAACGCCCACTTGCGTTTCTCGTTAGTTGGTTCCTTGACGATTATCATGCTGTGATTTCATTGCTTTCTCGGCGTGTTGCTTCATGCGCCGGTGCTTCCGTTTAATCGTTGAACGCTTCTTAGTGTGCTTAGGCATCTTCGCCCTCCGTAAGAAACTGTTTGAGGTCTTTGAAAGACGCTTGAATTTCCGGTAAAATATGTG